ACCGTTAAAAAACCCAAATTAAGATTGGCCGAATGATGAAAAAAGTTAAACAAAAAACAAAAGAACAATTGCACGAAGAAATTATGCAATTATTTGTTGGCCAAAAAATGTCAACAACATTTGAATCATTGATGGAAACAATGGTTTGTGTGTCTAATTTTATGGAGGTTGAGCCATTTGATGTGATCGATATGGTTGTTGCAGAATTAAACATTTATAAGGAAATAGAATAATGAAACAAAAAACATTATTTGACGAACAAATTGAAAAGACGGATCGAATCTTAAATAACTTAAATGTGCAATATCTAATCATCACACCCGATGGCCATAGATTTGGAAACATTGAATCGATCCCCCAAAAGAAAAGATCATTTAAATACAAATGGGGCGAATTGAAAACCTACATATTGCCCTATTTAACCGAATTGCTAACGGGCATTGAAATATGTGTGCCCTATAACAATTACGATAAAGACCGGCTATCGGGCGCTATTTGCGGATACGCATCGGATAATTGGGGCGTTGGATCGTATACATACAAGTGCAAGAAAGATGGAATTCACATAATGAGGTTACTATGATGGAACAAAGATCGGATGAATGGTTTGCCGCACGCCTTGGAAAAGTAACCGCAAGCCGCGTGGCGGATGTGATTGCAAAGACAAAAACCGGCCCAAGCGCAAGCCGCGAAAACTATTCAACACAATTGGTGTTGGAAAGGCTAACCAACAAACAAGCGGATAGCTACACCAATGCGGCGATGCAATGGGGCACGGAAACGGAGCCAATGGCGCGGCAAGCCTATGAATTGAAACGTGGGCTATTTGTTAACGAAACCGGCTTTGTGGATCACCCAACGATAGAAATGTCAGGCGCAAGCCCCGATGGATTGGTGGGCACGGATGGGCTGATTGAGGTGAAATGCCCCAATAGCGCCACACACATGGAAACCATGCTAACGCAAAAGGTGCCGGCTAAATACATTCCACAAATGATGTGGCAAATGGCTTGCACCGGCCGCAATTGGTGTGATTTTGTTAGCTATGATCCGCGGTTTCCGGAAAATCTACAAATATTCATTGAAAGGGTGACATACGATCCAACGTATGTGCGGATGTTGGAATTAGAAATTACACAGTTTTTGGATGAAGTTACGAAAAAAGTTGAAATATTAAGGAAATTCAAATGAGCAAAATATTAAAAGAAATCAAAGTTATTAGCGGCACCTACACAAACAAAGATGGCCAACAGAAAAACCGCTATCAAAAGATTGGATCGGTGATTGACACAAAAAGCGGCCCAATGATGAAAATTGATTGCGTGCCGATCGTAAGCGGCGGATGGGATGGATGGGCCTACATGAATGATCCCGTAGAAACGCCCTACGGGGCCCCACAAGGCGCTAAACCGATGGGCCGCGGGGTAAGTGCTATGGATGATGATGTACCGTTTTGATCATGGAAAAAACACTAGAAGACGAGGAATTTGAGCGTATGCTTGCAAAGATAGATTTACAACATACGCCATCTAAAGACAGCCAATTGGTTTCATTGCGCCGTTGGGAAATTGACGAAATGATTCGATTGGCGGTTTTGGCAGAACGTGAGGAGTGTGCAGAATTGATACCTCCGCAATATTTTCATTTTCGTGATTGGATACGAGCAAGGGGAAAAGAATGATTAATGAACTACCAACTGCATTTCCTTGGATGCATAAAGACATTACTTGTACAGGTATGACATTGCGTGATTACTTTGCGGCAAAGGCTATGCAAGCAATTATTGGTAGAGAAGACAACAGATTTACAACAACCCTTGAGTTTGTAGGTGGTAAGGCTTACCAGTATGCAGACGCAATGATAAAAGCAAGGGGACAAGAATGAAAACCAAAGAAGAAATCATAGGAACAAAATTTACTTTTTATAAACCACCTGAGCCAGTTGGTTTCTGGTGTTTGTATGGTGGTGAGCCTACAACAAAATTTGCAATGTTTCAAAAACCAACGGATAAACAAATCAAAAACACAACTGAATTGTTGGGATGGATTTGGGAGGATGCGAAATGACTAAAGAAGCATTACAAATTGCATTAAATGCGTTGACTGATTTTGACTACGACAAACGCATGAAGGCTATTGAAATTATCAAAGAAGCACTAGAAACAAAAAAATGGGTAGGATTGACCGATGAGGAAATTGAAACCATTTATGCAGAGTGCAATGTATGGGACAAATTTGAATACGAGCGAATGCTTGAAGCCAAGCTAAAAGAAAAAAACACTTGACAAACCCAAAATGTGATATAGTGTAATTGCTACAAAGTGTAGTGTTTTTTGCAAAGAAACAAAGGATTTATCATGGGATACCCCAAAATGGAAAAATTGCCAATGGGCGCAAAATCATCTGATCGCACCGGCGAAAAGAATGTGCGCGTGCCAAAAGAGGATAAAGAAAGATTTGTGCCCGGCGCATCAGGGGAAAAAATCCCCCGCGGCGCGTTGTCAAGTGACACATCCGGAGAGCGCAAGCGCCCCATCGAGGGCGGTGTGGGCATGGGCAAGATGGATGGAATTGGCGAAAGACACGCAAGCCACATGGGCCATCACGATGGCCGCTTGGGCGAAATGAAAGGCCATATGGGCGAAAAGACGGTTTACGAACACAAGCGTATGCCGCACATCCAAGACGAAATGTAAGCAAAATGGCCCCAAGGTGACACAAGGGGCCATTTCTAACCACAGTAACTAAGAGGGTAGTTAATATGGCTGATGACAATTGTAAGGTATGCAAGTTTTATTTGGGGCATGACATTGGTTCTTGCCGCAGATATCCTGATTACAAGACCCGCTCACAAAATGAGTGGTGTGGTGAATTTGCGAAGAAACTCTCGGAGGGTGAAGCAGTTGCCGAGACTTTGCCCGAGGCTAATCCCTTGGGCGTTTTTTCCGCTTTGGGCATCAATGAACCAAAGATGCCGGCAACTAAGCGCGGGAGGCCACGGAAATGATTAAGCCATTGCGTGATAAGATATTTGTAAAGCCTATTCAACGAATCCAAATCGATTTGTGGATACAGACGGCGGAGGCACCCACGGTGGGGCATATCACCGCATTGGGCGATGATGCCAAGGATCAGGGGCTAAGTGTTGGGGATAAGATTTATTTCGGCACATTGGCCAAGGATTACAAAGACGAATATCTAAAATACCAAGAATTAAAAGATGAAAATCTAATCGTGATGTCTTGGAAAGATGTGTGTTTTGTGGAGGAAATGGAATGAAAGCCGGTTTATACGCTAATATTCATGCCAAACAGGAACGCATCAAGCGGGAAAAGGCCGCGGGTGAGCCGGTTGAAAGGATGCGAAAACCCGGCACCAAGGGCGCACCAACGGCCGCCGCATTTAAACAATCCGCAAAAACGGCCAAAAAATGAAAACACACGATAAACCAATCCCACACAAGACAACGGGCAAGGGCAAAACCTACAACCCAACGGAAAAGGGGGCCGGAATGACGGCCAAGGGGCGTGCGGAATACAATGCCAAAAACGGATCAAACCTAAAGGCACCGGCACCCAACCCCAAAACCGAAAAGGATAAGGGCCGAAAAGCATCATTTTGTGCGCGAATGGAAGGTGTAGTTAAAAACGCCAAAGGCCCCGCCGAAAGGGCCAAGGCATCACTAAAGAATTGGAATTGCTAAATGCCATTAATCAAATCAACCAAAAAAGAAGCATTCAAAAAGAACATTGAGGCCGAAGTGAAAGCGGGCAAGCCGGTAAAGCAGGCGGTGGCCATAGCATATTCGGAAAAACGTGAGGCGGCCAAAGCAAAGGCGAAAAAGAAATAATGGCAACGTTAGCAGACATTTACAGCAGTATCGATAGCTTTAAACGTAGGCTAAACGATACTATTGCAAATCCAATTCAAAGTTTTCAACAAGGATTGGGAAATGCTAATGATCAAGCTAGGGTTTTAAATCGACAATTAGTAGAATCGGCACAAGAATTTCCCAAATATGGCCTAAAAACACAAGAATTAGCCGGAAGAATGGCGGATTCTTATTCCCCAATGGGAATGTCTGAATATCGTGGAAGTCATACGGCACCAAACGCAAATGTTTATGGCGCTTTTTTGCATGATTTAACCCAAATTATGCCGGCAGATGTTTATTCACATACAGGAAAACAATTGTATGGTGTTGGCGAATCAAATATTGATCATCAATGGAGAATGGCGGCACTAAAAGCAAGAAATAAACCCGATGCGCCTATTGATATTTACAGAGCAGTGCCTAAAGGTATTTCAGACATAAATCATGGTGATTGGGTTACCACAAGTAAAGATTATGCTAAATGGCATGGTGAAAACGTGCTTGATGGTGATTACGATATTGTTAAAAAAACCGTTCCAGCTAAAACATTATCCACAGAAGGTTACCCTTATGAATTTGGTTACCATGAGGAAAATGTTAAATGATTGAAGAAACAAAGCCAATTGGCCGCCCAACACTATATGACCCAAAGTATTGCGATCTAGTTATCGAATTAGGCGCAAAGGGTAAAAGTGTAGAACAAATTTCTACATATTTGGGTGTGTCATTAAGAGTTATGTATGATTGGCGTGATCGTTATCCGGACTTTCTGCACGCCTTGGATGATGCCAAGATAGCGGAGCAAACGTGGTGGGAAGAACAGGCACAGGCATATATGCTAGAGCACAAGGATGGGGCCAAGCTAAACGCAAGTATTTGGTCACGATCAATGGCCGCACGTTTCCCAAAGAAATATCGTGAATCGGTTAAACAAGAAATCACCGGTGAAAATGGCGCACCATTGCTAACAAACATTGCGGTGACGTTTGTAAGCCCAAATGGAAGCTAATATTGAATTCCCGTTAAAACTACAATGCCTATTCCAACCGGCACGCTATAAGGTGTTGTTTGGGGGCCGAGGGGGGGCAAAATCTTGGGGAATAGCTAGGGCGCTATTGATCATCGGCGCTAATAAGGCAACACGCGTGCTATGTGCCCGTGAATTTCAAACATCTATAAGGGATTCCGTTCATAAGCTATTGTGTGATCAAATCACCGCAATGGGGCTAACGGAATTCTATGAAATCACGGATCGAACAATCCGCGGCAAGAATGGATCGGAATTTAACTTTGTTGGCCTAAAGAATAATGTAGCGAATGTAAAAAGCTATGAGGGCGTGGATGTGTGTTGGGTGGAGGAGGCGCAGACGGTTTCTAAGCGATCATGGGATACGCTAATCCCAACGATTCGTAAGGAACAATCGGAAATATGGGTTTCATTCAATCCGGAATTAGAAACCGATGAAACTTACCAAAGATTCGTTATCCACACGCCCGAAAACGCCATTGTGCAAAAGATCAATTGGTCTGATAACCCGTGGTTTCCGGATGTGTTGCGGCTAGAAAAAGACACGCTAAAAGCGCGGGATATGGAGGCGTATAACACGGTGTGGGAGGGGGTTTGCCGCCAAACTGTAGATGGCGCGGTGTTTGCCAAGGAAATCCAATTGGCCGATTTACAAGAAAGAATCGGAAAGGTGCCCTATGATGCAACCAAGCCGGTGCACGTTGTCTTTGATTTGGGTTGGGCGGATGCAACGGCATTGTGGTTTGTGCAATTCGTGGGAATGGAAACCCGCCTAATCCGCTATTTTGAAACATCACAGGAAACCATATCGGCTATTTTGGCCAAGATGCAAACCTTTGGCTATGTGTTTGACACGCTATGGTTGCCACATGATGCGGAAAATAAGACATTGGCGGCGGCGGGGCGATCAATTGAGGAAATTGTGCGGGCGGCGGGCTATAAGACGCGGATTATCCCTCG